TCATCGTTGACTACTTCCTCAACAATTTCCTCATCAATGACAATATCCTCATCCTCAAATTCAGCCATTTCACTCATCTTAGTACCCCACTAAACTCACCCAAAAGTCGGCTGGGTGGCTGCCGTTAATATATCTTATTCTTTTTTCTATTCGTTTACAACAGGTTGCACTATCTGACTCTGTAGTATTTCCTGCACAGCCTTAGCGTTTGTCATAGCCATTTCCTGCGATGTCTGGTCAACCTTGCCTAGTGTTTCTAAAGTCTGTGCGCGTTTGAGTTCAGCACTTGCTACCGTTTCAACAGTATCAGCCCTGGCTTTAGCTGCTTTAGCTGTGGCTTCCTCAGCTGCAGCTTGTAGATAGACAGAGTTAGGGTCTTGTGGTGCGCCTTGCAATTCAGCCATTAACTCTTGCATCTCATCATCGGTTGGTTTCATTACGCCCATGCGTAATAGTTTCTTACGGAAATAAGCATTGGCATCACTTACGCCTTCACCTTCCATGTTCATCATTGCCATAGCAGTTAATACTTGTGATGTCTCTGGATCGGTTGTTATCTGCATCATGCCTGTTAAAGCCCTTACAGTCGCAGCACGTTTGCTGGATGATGATGGGCCAACATCGGCAACCACATCAAATGATGCGCTAGACAAGTCGTTAGCCATTTTAATTTCACCAGTCTCTTGGTCAACCATTGGCTGCATTAACTCAACCACACTAGCATCGCCAGCAGGTGAGATTGTTTTCATCTTACGGTTGTCCTCGGTGTAAATCTCTTTAGCCATTGATAACCATATCTCGCCACAGCGTTTCATGCCTTTAGCAAAGTTACTCATGTAAATGAATGTCTGCATATCAACACGTGTTTGAATCATCTCTACGGCTTTACCAGATATGTTGGACACCATTTTGTCAGCACCTTGTTGGTTGCCGAGAATGTCTTGCATATCAGATTCAGTTAAAGATAAGAGTGCTGCCATGGCTGGTGGGATTGATGGGCTTTTTGTGTAAGCAACTGGGCCACTGATTGTAGTGCCACCATCTGCACTGGTAATAGGGTTGACAAGCAGGTATGGGTAATCACGTAAGTTATCCTCTGCCCACATGACTTGATGACCTGCTACTTGCTCTGGCACTAAGATAGGTTTCTCAACACTAGACAATGCGCTAATCTCACCAAGTTTTGATAGTTGCATATTTTTTAAGCGTTGTGCATCTTTAGCTAAACGCACCGCACCCATACAGCGTTCGATGTTATCCACAAACCAGCGTTTGCCATAAACAACCACGATTGGTATGCACTTGCCAGCAATGTAGCCAGCATCCTCTAAGACCTTACCGCCAGACATGATGTACTTACGCACACGCAAACGCTTAACACGTTTCTGTCTTATCTCGGTATGACCAATGGCTAGTAAAGTTTCCTCTAGCGTTTCATCGTTCCTAAAGTCGTTGGTTGTGTATCGTTCCTCTGTGCCATCGATTGCTTTAAAGATTCGGATGGTTTCGGTCTTTTCCTCAATCTTATAATACTCAGCAACAAAGACTACATCAGGTGTTGACCAGTCAAATTCGTATTGGTGAATGACTTTAGGCCAGTCGGTTGGGTCATCGTTGTAGGTTTCTTTGTAGCTTTCACGTGTCATTGATGTGACAACAAAGCAATACTTAGCGTCTGACTTGTCCTGGCGTTTAGCATTTAGGTCAAAGAATACAGAGCTGTCAGCATCAAAGATTGGCTCAAAGCGGATGCGCTGTCTATCATCCTCATCGTTTTCCTCATCCTCATACACCGTTCTTAAACGCCATGCACCAATACCACCGCCAACAGCTTCCTCAAATGCGTTGTCATAAGCCTCATCAGCTACCGATGCTTGCTCGTCTGCACGATAAAGACCATCGCAGACCTCTGCCATCTTTTCGTTTGGAGTGCCATCTTTGCTTACATAATCTACGGTGATACGGTTGTTTCGGTATTCATTGACAATACGAATGACTGCCAGCATGATTTTATTGACTTCAAACTTGGGTTTGTTTTCGTACTGATCCCACAGTGGGCCTTCCCATTGTGCGCCACAGATTGAGTAGAAACGTCTATCTTGCAAGCATTGTAAGCGTTCATCACGCAGCGCAGTCTGTATATCGTTGAACTGACGCAACGCTTCAGAATGTAGGTTTGAAAGTCTTTGGTCGTTAGTGATAGCCATAATTGTCCTTATTATCTACCAGTGTTTTACGTTTGGCAAGGGTGTGAAAGATACAGGTTTAGTGACCGCAGCACGCCTCACGCCCTCACACGCATACCTCAAAGCATCAATGACATGGTTCTTTTTGTCCTCAAGCAACGGCAGTATTCTACCAGTCAAAGGGTCTGATTTGTAAGAGTATAAACTTAATTCATCAATTGTGTGCTTACATCTAGGATGCACAACAATGTCATAGTTCTTTAAGAACTCAATGCCTTCCTCTACAGACTTAGCACCTTTAACCGCAGTCATGATTTTAGGGAAGCCGTTTTTCCTCATGTGGCTTATGGTTTCAGGTCTTGCAGAGTCAGCAACGATGGGCCACTTCTCTGCCTCTGGCACTTGCATAAATAGCTCAGGCGTATTAACAATCTCGCAGCCAACCATGTAAGCCTCGTAGTCAATGTATAAAGTCCTGCCGATAATATGGCAGCGCACTAGCACAGTCGGGTCAATAGCAAAACCCCAGTCAGCACCAAGCCTATGGATTGCCTCTGCTGGTGCTTCAAAGTCATCAACAATCCAGTTTCTAAATACCCTGGCATTGCTGTTACGCAGATACTCGCCTTGCCAAACGTGCTGATACTTATCAGGGTCACGCTTTAGATCGTAATACATTTCCTCTTTTAAGACATCAGGAAACCAAGGGTTGTCGCTGTAATTTACTTTGATAACGGTTGCATCACCAGGCGGCTCTGGGCCACGCAGTAAAAAATCCACAGGATCAGACTGCTGCCGAGGATTCCAAGTAAACCATAGTTCAGAGTTTGGCTTACGGATTGTTGGTCTAAGCAAGTCTAAGCTGGATTGACTAAGGCTTTGCGCTTCCTCTACCCACGCACAGTCATAGCCTTCTAGCGATTTAATACTGTCGGCTGTATGGTTCTGCATACCTTGAAAGATAATTGCGCCATCGCCCTTACGTGATTTGATAACGGAGTCTTGCACCTCAAAGTAAGCACCAGCGTTCATGGCTTCAATTTTAGTTTCAAGCAGCCGCTTTACCGATTGGTTGAGTGACTTCTGTATCTCACGCACACAAACGCTGCGCCTCTTTTGGTCTAGGATGTGGGCTTCAATCATAAGTTCGGCAAACATATGCGACTTGCCAGAGCCACGACCACCCCATGCGCCTTTGTATCTTGATGGTTGCAGTAATGGCAAAGCCCACTCTGGTGTGGACAGTTGCAGGGTTTTACTCATTCTTAATGATTACTCGTTCTATCTTGGTAAACTCTAGCGCAGCACCATCAGCACCAGTAAGCTCATGCTTTTGGGTTTCAGCCCAGCGCATCTGTGTCTTACTCCACCAAATAGCAGCAGTAGTATCGCCAGCCAACACCTTGTTGAAAAGTGTCTTACCTACTTGTGCGTTAGCTTTAGCTTTGCCTGATTGAAGCTCTGTTAAAAAATACTTACGAAGTGTGTCTGCGTCTATTCCATCACGCACTAGCACCGCAATCTGCTCGATAGGGATTCCGTATCCTGACAAGGCTTCTACCTGTTTACGTTCTGCAACTGTTGGCTCAAATGCTGGTCTGCCAGCACCTTCTCTAGCTCCACCGTTCTGCTTTTTCTTTTCTAGCACCGATTTTTCAGTTGTTTTCTTTTTCGTTTCCATGTGTAACCTCCGCGAAAGGTTTATTAGTGTCTGCGTGAACTGCTATCTTACCTGTAAATTCCTGCCAGCGTTTAACTATTACATCGCAAAATCTTGGGTCAAATTCCATAATAAAACTTTGTAAATTGTTTTTTTCTGCCGCAATCAGCGTTGAACCTGAACCGCCAAAATAATCAGCAATAGTATTTGATGTTAAATTGAATCTTTTAATAATCCATTCCATCAATGAAACTGGCTTTTGTGTTGGGTGAACACGATTAGTTTTTTCAGACGCTTGCGTAAATTGTCTAACAACACTTCTAAAGTTTGCCCATGCTAATTCACAATCTGTTTGGTCTGATTGTCCATTGTTCTTATCCCATACAAGCCAACATTCACTATCAGGCAACACGGAACAATAATAATTTGCACCCCACCAAATTTGTTTGGCATCGGGATATAACCCATAAATTAAGTTAAACGCATCTTTGGCAACATTGGAATTGTCATCGCCCATAATATCTATCTTATAATTTTTCTTTAAAACTGATGATTTGCTAACTGCGTTCATTCCGTATGGTGGGTCTGTATGAATTAAATCAGGATAAACACCAACCATCAATTTATCAACATCATCAATACTTGTGCTATCACCACACATTACACGATGATTGCCTAGTATCCATACATCCCCCAGTACGCTTACAGGATTAACTGGCACATCAGGCACAGCATCCTCATCTGTTAAGCCATCAGTTAATTGTACTGGCATCAACGCTGCAATCTCATCCGCAGTAAAGCCTGTTAAGTCTAGGTCAAAGTCTAAGTCTTTCAGTTCACCTAACTCTAGTGCAAGCATCTCGTTATCCCACCCAGCGTTTAATGCAAGTTTGTTGTCGGCAATGATATAAGCACGTTTCTTTGCATCACTCCATCCAGCAGTTACCATCACAGGCACTTCTTTCATCTGTAATCGTTGCGCTGCTAGTGTTCTGCCATGACCTGCAATGATGCCGCCTTGCTCATCAACCAATACTGCGGTAGTAAAGCCCCACTCTTTAATGCTTGCAGCTATCTGGGCCACTTGCTCATCGCTATGCGTTCTGGAGTTCCTAGCATATGGCACTAGCTTGTTAATGTCCCACTGTTCTACTTTGTCTGCTGGATTTTTCATAATAGATTTAAACTGCTCCCACTCACATAAGTTTTAGATATTTTTGCAGATAACCTATCTGCCTTGCGTTGCTCTGTATATTTTTCCCTTAGCACTCCACTATCAAAGCTAATTATCGTTGCGCCTGGTGTCTTTTCTTTTTCAGGTTCAACTTCAGCCTTCACCTTAACTTGATAGCTACGATCAAGGGGCTTTAAATCAGCTTTGGTAAAATTTTTAATGGTCTGATAATGATATTTGTCCTTTGCATTAGTCTTGCTGTCCCTTATGGTTTTGCTAACAAAGCCGTTACTGCTTAGGTATTCAGCCAGCGATCTAATTGAACTTGTGTTAGCTCTGCTAAAGTAAGCAAACAATTCAGAGATTGTTCTGGGTATATGGCAATAAGCACAAAAGGCTTTGTAGCGTTCTAAGCGTTTTAAATCGCTGGGTGATGGCTCACTCTGCTGTTTCAATTTAAACTCGCTGTAGCCCCTTACAGCATCCTCTGGTGTGTCGTATGCACCAATCTGAACCATCCTGCCATGCACTCTTGTTTGCGCTGCCCACTTTCCCTTAGCTTTAGAGAAGTAAATCCCACTCATAATAACCCTTTCAGTTTCTCCAGTAACTCCAGCTCTGTGCCAAAGTTTGTTTCAAATGCTATGCGCCCAGCATGGATAGCAACACCATGACCACCGTTTCGGTGATGGTCTGGACATAGCGGTATAACGTCTTTGCTTTTCATACCCATCCCAGCACCAGTTCTTAAGTGATGTATCTCGGCAGGTGATTGACAAACAATACAACCAAACTCCACCACCTTGTTAAAATAAGCACGTTCAGCCTTGGTCATTAAACACAAACCCATTCTCTGCTGCGTATCGTATGCAATTGTCCAGATACTCACTCATTGCTTTGGTGTCCTGCTTGGTGGTCGATAGTAGCTGTTTCGCTTCCTCACCATCATAGTTCACTACTTTAAATAGGAACTTGTAGCGCAGCATATCGTGTGTGAAGTCTTTATCGTAACCAAAGTGGTTTCCAAACTCGGTGACAAACTTCCAGTACAAGTCATTCTGCGAGTGTGATCGTGTTGACTTTCTTGGCTTTGCAGTTACAACATAACCTAGTGATAGGTCTAGCTGGTTAAGTTTAGCAATAAGGTTAGGCAGATTGCCTGGTGATAGTGAGAAGTTATTTATCATTTGCTTGCGCCTTTGCTTCATCAGCAGTCTTAAAATATCTAATGTTCTTATTCTGATAACTCAATCCGTATTTGACTGAACCATTGTTTATAAACTTAGCAATAAGATAATCACCACTCTTAATGCAGTAATCAGAAACTTTAGTCCAGATCATCTTCTGCCGATCTCTTTCAATACTAAATCAGCCAAGTTCATAATCTCAATGCTGTTTGATACAGATGACCCATCATCTTTAACCACGTTTGTAATGCCATGCGTTACAAGTTCATATAATCTCTTTTCCAATCTAACGCCCCACTTCCTCATGCTTAAGCTGTTATCAATCCTACGATCTAAGTCATTTGGTAAGTATTCAGAGTCACCGCTAGTGTGCAGCGATATTAACCAGCCTTTAATATCAAACGGTTGTCCATGAAATGATTTGCGTATGGTTAGTATTAGATTAACCAATTGCTCATGCTGCCGGTAACGATGCGTTATGGTTGCCCAGTTACCAGAATCAGCCCTGAAGTGTGCAGCACATAACCAATCATTGACTGGCCCACTGGTTGAGCTATTTAACGAGCCTGGCATGATGCAGCCGTAACACATACACATTCCATCAACTGACCTAGAACTGTTATCAACGTCTTGTTCTTTTTTAGCCCATTTCATTTTTTAGCCCCTTTGAGTTGTTTAATCTTATAGCTTTTAATAAAGGCGTGTTCCCACTCACCTTGGGTGCGCTGCATATTAGGTTGCGTTACCCAGTATGTCCTAAACTCTAAGAACTCATCAACTGGGTAATCATCACCAAGTTTCATGCCAGCAATCTTAGCTAATGTTTCAAAGCTATCAGAAGGTGTCCAATCACCATACATTGAAAACTTTTGACTTGAGTATGTAAACTCGGTAGGTGGTGGTGGATTTGCTATCTTTAACTCAATCACTCTACCACCTCCACCAACTGGTTCTTGGTTAATGGTTATTGGTTCTTGGTTATTGGTTAGGGGCGCACTTGGGTTATTTTCGGTTGCCATGTGGTTATTATCTAAAACCACTTGGGTTTTATTTGACGTATCTACTGGCTTACGAGGTCTGCCACCTAGCTGACCATTGACTCTATTCTTAGCAAACTGCACTCTGTAATGCTCTAGTTCTTTCTCAATACGGCTATGAAAGTAACCTAAATCAGTCAAAACAAAGAAATCAGATAGCACATTGGTTAAAAAATGTAACTCATCAGAACCCAAACGTAACCTACGCATAACCACTTGGGTTTCTTTGGGTATTGGCTTTTCATCTAAATAATACCAATCGATTAACTGTCTGTATATGCCATGTTCTAATATAGATAGATGCGCTGTGTCTGCACGATAATCACCTATATTAAATTGATAGTAGTGCATCTCAATATCCTTTCAGTAGCGGGCTGGATTGACTGCCCAGCAAGTAAAAACCACGCAGGAACGCAAACGGATAGTTACCGACTCCGCTAGTGAAAAAATACTGAAAATTGAATGTCATTTGATACGTTCCTTTTTTGGTATCGGGTGTCAATGCCGATAAGTCATACTAATTTAAATACTTTTAATTGTAAAGTAATCATTTATTGCCTGTTTAGCTTCATCAAACCCATAACAAACCACAGCTTTATAACCCATAGCAGTTGCCACAGTCATAAACTCTTTCTGGCTGCTGGACACCTTACCGCCCTTAACCTTCATCTCAATGAATAAGCCATGATACTCGGCTGCGGGGATCATTAAGAATAAGTCAGGCACACCAGCCATGCCACCCTCTGCTTTTAACTTAACTGCTGTGCCTATATGTCGGACACCACCGTTAGGGATAGCCCACAAGCATTTAGCAAACTTTGGGTACTGATAGCGAAACCATTGGATGGTTGCGACCTGCTCTGCGTGTTCTGTCATACAAAATCCATTGATTGTTGAGCCGTTCGTTTATCTTGAATTTTTATATACTCTGGATTTAGTTCTGCACCTAACCATTTTCTACCAAGTTTTTGCGCCACCTTACCAACTGTTCCACTTCCCATGAATGGGTCAAAAACAATATCGCCAGTTTTAGAGCCAGCTAATATGCAATATGTTGGCAGCTCCTCTGGGAATGTAGCAAAGTGTCCACCGCTTTCTTGACTGTTGGAGTTTGCAGGAATAAACCATACATCTCTTTTATTGCGTGTTTCAGTATATGCTCTAAATCCAGATTCTGATTGCGTTCCATCCATATTATGCCGTCTGCCACTATTTGCAGCTTCAACACCTTTACTGCCTCTAGGTGAACTTCCATCATTACTTACTGATTTTTCTTTAATTGCTTCATTATCAAAATAATATTTTTCATTTTTACTTAACAAAAATATATATTCATGGGATTTAGTGCATCTGTCTTTTACACTTTCAGGCATTACATTTGGCTTTGCCCAGATAATATCTTGTCTTAAATACCAACCATCAGCTCGTAATGCAAATGCAAGCATCCACGGTATGCCGATTAAATCTTTATTCTTTAATCCTTGCGATTTAAGCATTTTTGTATCACGCACTCTGCTTAATCCTAAATCCATAACGTGAGCATCTTCTCTTGTTGTGCCTTTAGCTAAAGTTTGTCCAACACTTTTGCAGTCTTTATGACTTGAATAACTATCGCCAATGTTTAACCATAGCGTTCCATCATCATCAAGTAAATCCCATAAGCATCTAAAGACTTCAACCATTGCATCAATATATGCTTGCGGTGTTTGCTCTAATCCTATTTGTCCATCCATTCCATAGTTACGCAATCCATAGTATGGCGGACTGGTTACGCAGGTTTGAACTTTTACACCATCAGCTATTAACTGGCGCATTACATCACGACAATCACCTACAATCGATTGGTTTATTATCATATTCATTCTGCACTCGCCTTAAAGAACACATACAGCGATTCAACCAAAGCATAGCTGCTATCACCGCCACTAGCTATCTTGTCCAGGCGATAACGGTTAATGCCAATCTCTGCAGCCACCGCTTTGATGTTTATCTTAGGGTCGTTCAGCTTGCGTCTTACATATTCTAATTGTGTTTCCATATTGCTCTCCAAAAACCGCATTATAATTTAAATTAAAAATAAATGTAATATATTTATAAAATAGGTTGCATTTTAGTTTTACATCATTTATAGTTCTTTCACGTACCAAGCAGGTGCGCTTTACTGGAGATACAAATGAAATACGTTAGAGCAAAATTTGATGATGATTTTTCTGAAACCATACCTTGCAACATTCCCGATCTAGTTGAGCAGTTCTTAATCAACTCACC